TCAAAAAAGCCGCTTATAACCCAAGACAGATTGATGAGGATAACAAAAAACGCCTCGAAAACGGTATCAAGGAAAATGGTCTGGTCGAACCGCTCGTGTGGAATAAACGCACGGGCAATCTCGTCTCTGGACATCAGCGGCTCTCTATCCTTGATAAACTGGAACGCTCAGATGACTACGAACTCGACGTCTCCGTTATCGATGTGGACGAGAAAACTGAAAAGAAAATCAACGTACAGCTCAATAACGCGTCCATGCAAGGACTCTTCGATTTCGATATGCTCGGCGACTTGGCGCAGGAATTCGACGGCGGACTCCAAGAACTCGGCTTCTCCGATTTCGACATCGAATGTATGTTCGGAGCGAACGAGAAGTTTCAAGACCTTCTCCCTGACTCCCCCGCTGTGGAGCAGGCGAAAGGCGATATCAAAGAAATTAAGGAAAATCGCGCGCGCATGAACGAGAAATACGCTACTGAACAGAACGCGGACTTCTATTTCATCGTCGTTTGTAAAGACCAGAAAGAAAAGGACGATTTGCTCGGCAAAATGTCCGTCCCCAATACGGAACAGTACGTCAATACCGCTCAGCTCATGCGCTTAGTCAAAAAGGAAAAAGGTGATGTAGATGGCTGATGAGAAAAATAAGGGCGGTAGACCATTAAAGGAAATCGACCAGACTCAGTTTGAAAAATTATGCGGACTACAGTGTACTATCGAGGAGTTTTGCTGTTATTTCGATTGCGATGATATGACCTTGGACAGATGGTGTAAGCGAACATATGGTAAACGTTTTTCGGAAGTTTTCAAGCTAAAACGAGGAGTCGGCAAAACTTCTCTCAGAAGAAAACAGTTCGAAGTCGCGCTCGCTGGAAATCCAACTATGCTTATCTGGCTCGGTAGAAACTACCTAGACCAGACGGATAAGCTCGATGTGACTGTAGAAGATAATTCCAATGGAAAACTGGCAGATTTGATTAACGGGTTGAAAGACAATGATTTACACACAGAAACAACTGGAACTGATGAGGCTATGGCAGAAGAATGAGCTGAAACGTATCAATTTGTTGGAAGGCAGTGTTTCTAGCGGCAAGACGTGGATTTCGCTCGTTTTGTGGGCGTTCTGGGTCAAGACCATGCCAGAGGACAAATTGTATATGATGACTGCAAAGTCTCTCACTACACTGAAACGAAATTGCCTGCTCCTACTTCAAGAACTGGTAGGAGAGGCAAATTTTATATTCTCGCTTAGCAAGAAGGAAGGCGAACTGTTCGGCAGACGTATCCTGCTGGAAGGTGCAAATGATAGCCGCTCAGAAGCCAAAATCCGAGGACTTACGCTACAAGGCGCATACTGCGATGAGTTGACCAATATCCCGCAGGACTTCTTCACTATGCTGTTGTCGCGTCTGCGTCTCCCTGAATCAAAGGTGTTTGCTACGACTAACCCTGATTCCCCGTTGCACTGGCTGAAAGTGAACTATATAGACCGAAAGGAAAACCTGTCTTTCCTAGACGTCAAATTCCTGCTGGAAGACAATACAACGCTTCCGAGAGACTATATCGAGAATATCAAGGTGGAGTACACTGGTGTATTCTATGAGCGGTTTATCCTAGGAAACTGGGTCGTTGCAGAAGGCTTGGTGTATCCCATGTGGGAGCAGACATTCCAAGAGCCGCCGAAGCGGCTATTCGATGAGCATGGGAAATGGGTCAATCCGCCTGAAGAGTATGTTCTTGCTATCGACTACGGAACAATGAACCCGTTTGCCGCTCTTTTGTTTGCAAGGTGGGAAGATACATGGTACGCTATTCGTGAATACTACTATTCTGGACGTGATACAAAGGCTCAAAAGACTGACGACGATTACGCGAACGACCTTGATGCTTGGCTCGCGGACATAGAGTATTCTCAGTATGAGAAGATGCGGACTATCATTGACCCATCGGCGGCGTCGTTCATTGCTGTAATGCGAAAACGCGAAAAGTACAAAGTCATTAAGGCAGACAACGACGTTATGGACGGCATTAGAGAGACGGCAAACGCCCTGTCTAACGGCTATGTCAAGATAGCTCCAACGCTTACCAACTGGAAAGACGAAGCGGGCAGTTATGTCTGGAACACCAACGCAGAAGAAGACCGCCCGATGAAAGAAAACGACCATCTTATGGACGCTATGCGTTACTTTGTAAAAACGATGAACATAATTAAGAAGAAGAACAGGAGGAAAACAGACGATGCTTACGTATCAAGACTTATTGAAAGTGGTTGGTGATGATAAGCGAAAGATGGATTTCGTGTATGACCTTATCCAAAACCACCGAGGCTCTCCGCGTTACAATGATGCCGTGCTGGCGGACGAGTATGCACGAAATTTGAATAGAACGATTATCCAGTATCAGAAATTGCTTTACACCATCAGCGGAAAAGCCGTTCCTGATAACTATTCGGCAAACTACAAACTTTGCTCGAATTTCTTCGACTTGTTCATTTCTCAGGAGAACCAATTCCTGCTAGGTAACGGCGTAAAATGGGAAAAAGAAGACACAAAGACACGATTAGGCAAGGATTTTGATACCCGACTCCAAGAATGCGGGTATGAGGCGCTTTGCGGTGGCGTGGCTTTTGGCTTCTGGAACTATGACCACCTAGAAGTATTGCATCTGCGCAACTTTGCTGACCTGTACGATGAGGAAAACGGCGCATTGATGGCAGGCGCGAAGTTCTGGCAAGTAGACGGAACGAAACCGCTACGTGCTACGTTCTATGAGATAGACGGCTACACCGACTACATGTGGACTACCAAAGATGGCAAAAGCGAGGGGCAAATCCTGCATGATAAGCGCCCGTACAAGGTGATTGCGCGTGGAACACCAGTTGATGAAGAGTACATCTACGATGGTGAGAACTACGATGGATTCCCCATTTGTCCGCTTTGGGGCAATAAACACAGGCAGAGCGAGCTTACAGGACGCCGTTCTGCTATTGATGCGTATGACCTTATCAAGTCTGGGTTCGCTAACGACATCGACGATACGAGCCAAATCTACTGGATTATCCAGAATGCAGGCGGTATGGATGAAATCGATGTGGCTAAGTTCCTGAACCGTATTAAGCGCCAGAAGGTTGCCATTGCGGACGAAGAAACAAGCGTAGAAGCACACAGAATCGATGTCCCGACAGAAGGACGTGACTCTCTCCTTGACCGCTTGCGCGGCGACCTTTTCGAAGCCTTTATGGCTGTGGACGTGAAGAACATCGCCGATGGCGCTGTTACGGCTACTCAGATTGAAGCGGCGTATAAGCCATTGAACATCAAAGTGGACAAGTACGAATTCTGCGTTATCGACTTCCTCCAGAAGATTCTAAAGATAGCAGGAATAGACGACAATCCGACGTTTGAGCGAAGCGGGCTAAGCAACAAGACCGAGGACATTACCAATGTATTGCAGGCGTCTTCGCAGTTGCCGTCTGAGTTCGTTGTTAAGAAACTCCTGTATATCTTCGGGGACGCCGACCAGTTAGACGAAGTAATGAAAATGAAGCAGGCAGAAGACGAAGAACGACTGGAACGCGAACCTTTCGCCAACATACCGAGACCAGAAAGTGGTGAATAATAATGGACTTTGCACACGGCGCTACTGACGACATCCTAGAACAAATCAAAAAGCGCCTGAAGACCGAGTACGACAGGGCGTACAAGGATTTGCGCGCCAAAGCCGATGAATACTTCGAAAAGTTCCGAGCCGAGGACGAAGCACTGCGTAAGAAACTGAAAAGCGGGAAAATCTCAAAGGCGGCGTACAACGAGTGGCGAACGCGGCATCTCATCATGGGTCAGCGGTGGGAAATGCTATGCGATTCTATGGCAAAAGAAATAGTTATAACCAATCAGATAGCACTTGCGTACATGTCGGACAAAATGCCCGATGTGTACGCATTGAATTATAACTATGGCTTGTGGCTGGGAGAGACATGGGCGGCGTATGATACGGGGTTCGCGCTGTACAACCGCCAGACAGTGCTAAACATGCTGTACACGGGAAGCATGCCATGGTTGCCACAACCGAGCTACGAAGCCATTCTGAAAGCCAAGAAGGCAGTGATGTGGAACAGACAGCAGATAACCTCAGTAATGACGCAAGGAATCCTGCAAGGCTTATCTATCCCGCATCTGGCACGCCAGTTAGAACTGGTTACGGAAAAGAACTACAAGGCGGCAGTCCGAAACGCCAGAACCATGGTAACAGGCGCGGAGAATTCCGCCCGTGATGATGTATTCCGAAAGATAAAGAGAAGTGGAATCAATATCCAGAAAGAATGGCGTGCTACGCTTGATATGCGCACAAGACACAATCACAGGCTATTGGACGGTCAGGTGAAGCCAGTTGACAAGCCGTTCGAGGTCGATGGAATAGAGATAATGTATCCAGCCGCCCCTGACGCCCCTGCGCATATGGTCTACAACTGCCGATGCACGTTATTGGCAAGGATAGACGGCTTGACTCCCACAGCACGCCTAGAGAGATGCAAGTCAGGCATAGCAGGAATGTCGTATGAAGACTGGAAAAACATGAAAGAAGGGAAGAAGATTGGGTAGTTTCATATTCAAAGACAACCGAGACAAGTTCAACAAGGAATTTGAAGAAAAACTTGACGGCGTACTAATGGCAGTAGGCGCATTTGTCGAGAGCGAAGCCAAGGAAGAACTTGAAAACGACCCTAGACGTATAGATACAGGACGCCTGCGCAACTCTATATCCTTTGCCACCAAGAAATCTCACCAGTCGCCGCGCTATACGAGCCATGACGGACACGATGTGGTACGTGAAGAAGACGGCGCCAAAGAAAGCGACGTTGACGAAAAGAATGTTGTAGTGGTTGGAACGCGAGTCGAGTATGCCATGCACATCCATGAAG